GAAGAGAGCCATTGGACCGGTGCTGATTCCTGGACTCTATTACTGCCCAAAGCCACATGCGAGCGGGGTGGGAAGAGGGTCCTGGAATCAGTTAAAAAAATTAAAAAAAATAGAGAGCGAGCGAGCGAGCCAGCGAGCCAGCGAGCGAGCGGGTGGGCCCGCCCGGTCACAGGAATATCTAGTTGTCAAGAAAAAAAAACTATTGACTTATTTAATTATGGGATTATATAGTAGTTAACAAAGGAGCGAGAAATGAAAATAAAAGAAGCAAAAGAAATCACCGGTTCACTAACAAGAACCTCAAAAATGCCCGGCCTGAGTTACAGCCTGCCAGCATGGGAATGCAAAACGGGCGCGAAGCTCCGGAAGATTCCCGGCAGCGTGTGCGCTGGTTGTTATGCCTTGAAGGGTAACTATACAAGATACCCGGCAATTAAAGCTGCGCAATATGTAAGACTCGAAGCGTTGAAGGACCAGCGCTGGATCGCTGCGATGGTAGCGCAAATCATCAGGCAAAAATATTTTAGATGGCATGACGCCGGAGATATACAGGACGCTGTCCACCTTCAAAAGATATTCAGGGTCTGCGAGCTAACACCGGAAACCAAGCATTGGATCCCAACGCGCGAGGCGCAATTCTTAAAAGATATTGACCCGGACACAGTCCCAAAGAATTTAATAATTAGAATGTCTTCTCACATGGTAGACCAGGGGCCAGTTAAATTTTGGCCTTGGACGTCAACCGTGACAAGCGGGCAGGATGCATCCTGCCCGGCTCCTACTCAGGGCGGCCAGTGCAAAGATTGCCGGGCTTGCTGGGATAGGTCGACAGCTAACGTCTGTTATGGTAAACACTAAAAATGGATTGGAAGCACCCCACATATTACAAGGCCCTGGAGAAGCAGCGGAAAGAATTTGAAGCGAGCGAGCGAGCGCAAGCCGACAAGCGAGAGCGCGAGCGAGCCAGCAAGCGGAAGGTCACGAGCGGTTCGCGAGCAAGCAAGAAATAATATGGCCCCAATCGTCTTGGGCCACAGGCGGGACTTCTCGATGGTCCTCAAGCAGACCGAGGATCGAGGCTGATCCATAAAGTTTTACGGATCGGGGAGAGCCCTTTGGGCTTTGTCCAACTAATATAAAATTACGTTTTGTCATGGTAGAATGAAACAGTATTTGGTGGGGTGAAAAGTGTATTTTATTGTCGTGCACAAGCTTGAGCTCAACCATAAAAAAACCACAAGAATCGTGATATCCCAACAGATCCGGGGTACCAAATGATGACCAAGACTCTAATCTTGTCCACTTAATTTCAGGTGTATTTTTCTTTAATAACTTCCAAAGATCAGACTCTTTTTTCATCGTTCACACCGTTGTTTAGAAGCATTCTCATGTACATTGACTTGTACGTCAAGTTACGTTATAAGTCAAGTTATGGGAGTACCAGCCAAATTAACAGAACGACAAATAAAGTTTGCAGAGTTATTAGTATACAATGAAGGACGTATGTCACCAGCGGAATGTGCCAAAGAAGCAGGCTATAAAACCCGTCCCAGACAAGCTGCATCAGAGCTGCGAAATCCAAAAATATCTCCATTAGTAGTTAGATACATAGGTGAACTTAGAGCTGAAGTACAGGAGAAATACGGAATATCATTTGAAAGACACATCACTGAACTTGCAAAAATTAGAGATGACGCCAGAGCAAAAGGTGCTTGGTCAGCTGCAACTAATGCTGAAGTAGCACGTGGTAAAGCAGGTGGATTATATGTAGATCAAAAATTAATTATGACAGGTAATATAGATAATTTATCTGAACAAGAATTAGAATCTAAAATGAAAGATATTTTAAAAGATCACAAAGATATTATAGAAGGTACAGCAGTAGACATACACACAGAAGAATCTGAGATACCAGAAAATATAAAAAAATTAAATTAAATTTTTTTTCGTGAAATAGTAGAGCCAGACTTAACTCCTTGAGGGTCGGGTCCTTTGACTGGTGGAATTTCTTTCCATTTAACGTTAGGCATATTTTTAACCAACGTAGGATTAAAAATCCTATCAAAGTTTTGTTTGTACTTTGCATCACTTGGTCTAGATCTTCCGTCGTATGGAAACTTCTTAGACTTCATTTTTTCTTAGCTGTTTTTGCTGCTCTTTTAAAGTTAGCTGCAGTAGGTGCACCTTTACTTCCAGGTTTTCTCATTTTTTCTTTACTGCCCGCCTTGATACGCTTGCGTTTAGCGTGAATGTTCGCATATAAACCACGTTTAGCCATGTGCTCGTCCTCCTTTTTTATAGCCCATTGCTTTTGCTACTTTAGGGGCTTTCTTTTTTAATGCTCTTAAACCTTTTCCTTTTTTACCCGCAGGTATTTTTTTCTTGTTCATATATTTATTTTTTCCATTTTAATTATACACCCTCTTGGGAATACATTTCTATCAGAGAATAATTCTTCATTCTCTTCATAACTAGCAAACGTTCTAACATTTTTTTTATCTTTGTTAAACAAATAAGCCTGTGTAATCATAACACTTGGTTTAAATTTTGTAAACTCTTCTGTTGTTGCGTGCCCGCTGTCACCCGTGATGTCAACCCAAGTAATAGAATAAAAATAATATTTTTTATTCTTAATTACAACATGTCTATACTTAGATTTTTTTAGAGATTTTGGCATACGGATTTTTTACTATAAGAGAAATATTTAGGCAAATTTTTTATTTTTGAAAACAAAAAAATCCCCGCGCGCAGAGTACATAGAATTGGCGTAAAACAGTATGTTGTGCCATGGTGTGCCACTGGAAATAGACCCTCTGGCACAGCTATTAATCAATAATAGCAACACTAATAAGTCAAAAACACCCTTTGTGCCACTGTGCCACCGACTTTTTTTTAATAGAAAAAAAAACTTATACCCCCAAGATTCTACTTATGTCTGGCACAGACCAAAAAACCGCATAAAATTGCAGTTGTCTTGTTATTGCCACAATTACTTTAGAATGGTTCTAAGTTCATATCAACCCTGCTGCTTTCCGTGCACGTACTCACAGCAGAGCAAACTCCAGGTTGCTACCTTGCGGTCATCGCTAACGTCCAGGGAAATGCCATTGGCAAGATTTGTACGCCCTTGAGCTTTCATCAGATTGTGTTATAGGATATTCTAGGATAATGTCAAGTGTTTAATGGGGCTTCCACTCTCGCTTCCACCCCTATCCCTGGGGATAACTTAACTCTGTCTAAAGGTTTTAGATCTAAACCTATTAATATTTTCACTCTTTAAAACCATTCGTGTTGGTTCTGGATGGCCAATAATATTGTTTTCTTGTATTTCAATTCTTCTTATTTCTTCTAATGCACCACTTTCTGTTTCGATATAGATATGACAATTAGATATAGCTGTACCTTTTTTATCTTCTGTAAATTTGCCAAGGTACTGTTGCAAATCTCTTACACGCATACTCATTAGTTCCATTCTCCTATTAATTTGTGCCAGTGTGTATCAAATGTGTCTTGAAGTTTATAATTATCTTTGTACCAAGATTTTTTCATTAAATGAGAAGACCAAGCATGATAACCTTGCATTTCTACATCTACTTCATAACCATTTTTCTTATAACCCATGAAATCTGGATATAATGTTATAGTCATATTTTTTTTATTTGTTTTTACAATTTCTTTCATTTAACGTTCTCCCTTTGTTTTATTTAAATGTTCATTGTATGGATCAGGTTTAGATACCTGCATACTCTGTATTGTTTTTGCATATTCTTTAACTAAAGAATACCATTTATCTGTCCAGATTTGTTTCATCCCTGGACTCGGCGCATTTTTTACTGCTCTCGCTAGACTGTCTAGCTTGGTCATTTTTTCTTTTATGTTCATAATATTCACTTACCTTTCCCAACCATTTATGTTGATATTCTTTAAACTCATTACCTTCAACTACAAACTCTTGATAGTAATTATCTTTACTACACATCATAATCACACCTTTGGTTATTTCTGTTTTGTGCATATAGTTATGGGCCATAGCATAAGCCGCTAGTTGAAGT